GCCACACTTTGACTGGTCGATCAGCAATTACCGCTGGGCATTGGCCTACGACGCCTGGGCCGGGGTCTGATACCGCTGTACCGGAGCCGTCGCGCCACAATGTCGCGCTCAACGTCGGCGGTACGGTGCTCACGTCGTAGAAGCTGATGCGTTCGTAGGTGAAACCGCCTGCGCAATACTCTTCGGTCACAATGTCCAGCTTCTCAGCTGCGCAATCGACCAGTAATGCACGATCACCAGCGTAGACTGCACCTGCTAGGGTGTAAGTCTCGACGACTGGGGGTGTGGCCAGAGGCGCGTCGGTGTTCCATGCGGTAACGACGAGCACTTTGGTACCGTCAGGTGCGCAGAGTGTGGCGTATTCCCGCTCGAACTCACCCGTTGGCTTGCAGATCTGCACCATTTGCACAGCGCCTGGGGCTGGTACAGTGAGCGTAACGTGTACGTCTGTAACCGGTAGCGGTGCGCCTAGGCAATCCACGCCTGTGACCGTGATCGGATCGGTTGAGCCGCAGATCGTGACAGGCATGGCCATGTCACATGGGCTTGAGGGGTCACGCGGGATGGCTGGGCCAGCGACTGCTGGTTCCGGGATGCCCGCTAGAGTGCAGCAGTCTGACATATTTTAGACTCCGAATTGGGTGTATGCTGCGTCTAGCAGTGCTTGATAGCGTGTTATATCCCTTGATGGTACGTCGAATACTAGGGGTTGGTGCCACGCTAGTTGGGGCTTGCCGTTGATGAGGCCACCTGTTGTAAAGGTGTATTTGGCTACTTGGCCATTCACACCGTTGATGGTGATGATGCCTGGCGCAGTCACTTTAGCCCAGAGGTTCAAGCCTCGGTGCCAGAGTTCATCACCAACTTTTGTAGATTTGCCTGCGATTGTAGTCATGGACGACATTATATCGCAGTGGTTATTTACGATATGGGCTTTTTGATATTAGCCATCTGGCTAACGACTTCCGCTTCTGCCTCGTAGAACGCTGCTTGCAACGCGCTAAAGTTTGCATCAAAGGTTACGAACATGGTAATGTGCGCTGGGCTACCGGACGTGAACAGCAAGCAAACCGTAAAAATACTACGTTTATAGAGTACCTAGGTGTTCGTCAACCCCTTGCTGCGCTGGCGCATGCTCACGGCTTAGCACCTAAAGTAGTAAACAGTCGTGTGTTTAGGTACGGCTGGACTGTAGAAAAAGCCCTAACCACTCCTGTTACCTAATACCGGTTTCTCCACCGCTCGGATTCAGTACCGCGCCTGCGGGCATACCGCCGGTGCTTCTGCCGTCGAGTTGTGGTATTTGACCTTGTCCCATTGCGGGTTGTGGCATACCTGCGGTGGATGCAAGTGCGCTGTCCAGCAATTCGTCTTGCATACCTAACTGAACCGCCGGTATGTTGGCTGCTTCCAGCTCGCGTCGGAGTGCAAAAGATTCAACTTCTTTCGGGATCGTGCCCCGGTCAACACCTTGCGTTATCAGGCCTAGCATAGCTTGGCGTGAACGTGTCACTTCCTCTTCGCTGAGAAGTCCGGTGATTCCTCGGATCTGACAATCTATATCATTGCCCTCACTGAATGATTTATCGTTTTCCATCAACCAGTTAAACAAGGCTCTCCAGCTGTTCTCTAGCGCGGTGTCTTCCATCAATGCGGCTTCTTTGACGATGCGCATGGCGGACGACAGGCGCGCGCTGAACTCACCGAGGCTGGACTTACCGTAGTCGTTGCCGCTGTAGGCAAATGACGGGATGCCGCTGGCGCTGTCCGCCATTTTGATGATCGCGTTGATCTCAGCCATGATCAGGTGGTACTGTGCTGACACCGTGCGCATAGATCGCAGCGGATCGGGCGTTGCGCCACCAGTGTACATGTCAGCGATCTCGTATTGCTGGCCTGGCGCGATGCTGATTGCGTCGCTTGGGTTCTTGAACACGGTGCTGTTTTTCATCAGCGGTGGCATTGTCGCCCACGCGATGTTGTTCTCGAACACCTGCATTAGCGTGTTGACCTGCTCCTCGTAATCCCTGATTACGTGGGGGATTCCGACAACATCATAGATACCTGTGCCGATAACTTGGAACGGGATGATGCTGTATGTGCGATCAAGGCCTCCGGGTGCCTTCTCTGCTTCACAGAGGATGGTCATACCGCCGCAGATGACGACATGAGCGTTAACCGTGTCGGTTGCATTGACGCCCTTGACGCCGATCTTCTCCAGATCCTGTCCGTTGAAGTAACCCTCGTGGATGCACAGGTCGATGTGCTCGTCTGGTTCCCAGTAGCCTGCGGATGTGTCCGGTTTGTAGTTGTCTGACAGCCATGCGCGGTCAGTCTCAGCAAATTTCGTGAGGATCTTCTCGATCACGTCCTTCTTGTAGCGCTTGTCCTTGGCCATGGCTACGAGCTGCGCCTTGGTGACGCGTGACAGCTCGGTATTGCCGGTGCAATCGTTGATATTCTCAGCGTCGTCGCTGGAATAGAAGTTTGCAGGATCCACGGAGCGGAACACAGGGCGCATCTCGAACGAACGCTTGGTGCCTTTGCCGGAATGGTTCAATACCTGCACGTTTTGCCATGACGGGAAGCGAGCAATCCCCATACCATACAGGAATTGGTTGTGTGTGATCTGGCTGTAGGCTTTTCGGAAGCCGCCTTGGATAATGTGGTCGCGCATCTTCGTAGTTGCACGCTTTGCGCCCTCGGTGGCTACACCAACCAGTCGCATTTGCTCTACAGCCTTGAGCTTCTGAGCCTCGCGCAGCATGAAATCCTTGACAACCTTCTCGATCTTGCCATTGGCGTCCACGAGTGTGTCGCCCACCCCATTGCCGCGCTCCAAGATCCGTTTACGTAGGTCAGTCTCAATGGATTGACGTATTGTTTCACGGGAAAAGTCGTCGAGATCAGGTTCAGGGGTGGGGATACACGTAACAATGCGGTCCAAAGCGTTGACGGCAAGAGATGTTTTCCATGCACGCGCTGCATTGACCTTCTCGTTGGTGAGGGAGACGTACCGAACCGGGCAAAAACCGAATGTTGCTTTAATGCGGTTCGATAATTCTTGATCGTACATCTTTTTGTACTGCTCGTTGGCGTGACGCATCATCACATCAAACGAATTGTTCTGGAAAATAGGCTTGGACTCACGCTTTTGCTTGGCAGCCTGCAGCCTTTGCATCACAAGCGTGGCAATTTCGTCGGCAGCTGCTTCTAAATTCATGCGCGAGGTCCTATATCAGCCCCACATGGAGCCTGTTTGTTTGGTTTGTTGTCGGATTATATCAGACACGCGCGGGTAGGTGCTTCCATGCTGTAGGATCTCTGGCATTTGCGGGCGCGCAAAGCCAACATCGCGGGCTTTGGCGCACGCGTACGTCATCAAAGCATCACAACAATGGCTTGCCCAGTTATGCACAGGCTTGTTGGATGCCACTTTTCTAACTTCGTCGTACTCGTAGTGGTATTCCTCGAAGCATTCCAATGCTCGCTCGCATACCGGGTCGCCTGAGTCCAGGTCCGGTGTGCTGTTGATAACCATTCTGTTGATAAGCTGTGAACCAAGTGCGAGCTGATCGTCTTTTGGCGTGTTTGGTACGCGTTTAAATTTTAACCCGAGGCGTGCGGCCTGCTCCAAACGGCTTGTGCCTGCACCCCATTCACGGTTCTGAATATCGTGTGGCCCCCAGTGCTCGCCGTAGTAGTAACCCTTCTCCGCTACATACTTGGCGTAATGCTCTAGGCCTTTTTCCGTAGACTCGTACGCGTCGATCAGGCGTGTCTCCGTGCCGACGTTCTGCCAGAACAAGATCACCGTTGCGTCACGCACACCCAAATCCCAGCTTGTATCCACTGGGTAGCGGGGGTCATAGCCACATGCGCCGTAGCGCCCTTCTTTCTTGAGCTTAGATAGCTCGGCTGTCCACACGCCGCCGATGCGTGCGGCCTCGAACGAGCACAGGTACTCTTGCTCAAACAGCGCATTACCCATGGCAACGCCGTGCTCCTGGATGTACTCATGCCGCTCTTGCTTGAGCTGGGCCTGAGTAAACACGCCTGTTTCGTTGGCGCTAAGCGTGGTGATGAACGAGTTGGCGTTGTGGCGGTGAGCCTCCATCAACTTGTAAAAACTGTTCTTGCCCCGGGGTGAACTGATGTGCATCGACCAGCCGTTTGTCTCTAACAACATCGGACGGATGAACGAGAAAGCCGCTGGGTTTGAGAGTGCGGCCTCGGACGCCACGTAGCCGACAATACCCGCACCCACCAGTGAGTCGGGCTGATCGCTACCTACGAGCTGGATGGTCGAGCCGTTGACCAGCTCGACGAGCATGGACTTGTCATCCTTCTTGCGGATGATCTGAGGCGGCACTGCGTCGTCGATACGCGTGCGTCCGGTGCGGGCGTTGATACCCGCCCACAAAGCCTTACGCGCCTGGCTGTACTGCGGCAGTGCGTACAGATACGATCCCGTGCGCTGCATGGCCGCGATCGTTGTGGCTTGCAGCGCCAGCTCGTCCTTGCCGAAACGACGATGCGCGGCGCAGACAACCGTGTTGATCTTCGGGTCCATCATCGCGGACCACGTAGGCATCTGATCGGGGCGGGGCTTCCAGCCGTAAGCTGGAAGTGTTAAGACGTTGCTCATTTATACCAAGACCACTGATACCCACAGCTCAAGCATTTGTACGCGGCGTACTCTTCGGTCTTGTAGAAATCAGACCAAGGCTTTAGGCTTGCGACGTCACGTATGCGGTCTACGTTGTTGGCTTCTTTGCAGGTGATACACACCTGGTTGATCCCGTGTGGTAGCGTTTTGCTTTTAGCGCTGGAGTTTTCTATATGTGAAAACGCAGTGCGGAATACTTCTGACGGTGTGTACATCGTTAATCCCAAAACATCCATAGAACAGCAGCCACCATTAAGTCGTTAAGCCCAACGATGGTGACCAGCTGTGTCGACCAGGTGCATAGGTCGAGGGTGATGCCTACTGTGTAGACGGCCATGGTCAGACAGAACATGCCAAACGCCGTAAACATGCACAGGAGAAGACGCATTGCGTTATCCATCAGCAGCAAACCTGAACAGGATTCGTCGGGCTGCTCTGTGTGTCGCCAGTGGCGCTGTGCTTGCCTGGCATGGCCATTGGCGAGCAGGTGTCGATGTACACGCGCTCAGATGTGCAGCAGCATGTAGGTGTGCCGACTGTCAGCTGCCAGATCCCGCGCGTTGGGAACGGCGTAGGGATCGTCACCTGCAGCTGACCGGTGGCCAGAAGCGTAGTGGTCAGCTGAACAGTAGGCAGGTCATGGCGTGACAGCCTGGCCGTGAACGTTGGGCTCGTAGCGCTTGAGCTTGGGGCGCAAGGACTTGGGCTGAGCAAAAACGTCGGCGAGGTGCAAAGATTTAATGTTTTCATGTTACTGCTAATTTTATCACATCGGCAACCCAGGCCAGAGCCCAGCCGATGCCCCAGAAGATGTAGGCTGCACAGACTGCCATGAAAAGCACGAAACTCCAGGGGGAGTCTTTGCTCAAGTTGTCATGCTCGTGGTTGACGAGGATGAGTGCGATGCACCAGAGCGCGAAGCCAAATGCGATCATGGTGCGCACCCCGCTAAGCATGCAGCCCAGACAATGATTGTGTAAACAGCCCAGCACAGGCACCATATCAAGTACGCTGCCATGCTAAAAAACATTGCTACTCTGCGCCAAGACGTATCTGTACCTGCGGGTGGGCAATGTCTGTTTAGTCCTATAGCAAAGATGATGGCTATTGTAGCCATGGTTACTATTGTCAACATATCAATACCTCGGAAATTCTAGGCCGCGTCGGACTTCTTCCGGTGGGCGGCGGGACTTGGTGTGGGAAACGTCAGACCGTAACCACCGCTTGAGCAGCTTAGTGGCGACGATCCAACCGGCGAGTGGTGGGGTCTTGGTGGGGCGCTTTACAGGCATAGTCCAGCGATGAAAGATAAGATGATGGACGCTGCAATGCGAGCACCTGTGCAGCAGTGGCACTTGGTTGTGTGCAAGCGCTGGATTGTGGTCAGCAACGCGTGGCCTGGCAGGATCGAATCTATGTCGCAGGGATTAAAGCGGTAGAGCTTGTAGCGCTCATACAATGTCGTCAGACCCATTGGTTGTCCTTGAACTGTTGTGCTGTCACGAACAGATGGCGATTGGCTGACACGAAACGCGATGTGCGCTCGCGAGGAGAACTGGGACAATTACAGGCCACAGTAAAGATGGTTGGTTGCCCGCCTGGCGGTTCGGTCTTGCGGTATAGGATTTGGTTTTGGGCGATTATGATGTCGGCTTGGATTGTCATTCTTTGTACCTGCATGGGGTTGGGTTAATATCAAAGCGTTTGGCCTTGATCTCGGTGTGCTCGTTGTAGAGCGCGTGCATGATGCGGTGGCGTCCGTCCATGATCTCACCGTCTTCGTCGAGGATGATTGGGTAGTCCATGTTGGCGCGGGTTATTTGTTTGACGTGCATCACCATCTCCCGCATGTTGTACACGTACTCTGTGCAATTCAAGTTCAAGGCGTCAAGCGGGACGGTGATGGTAGGCAGGTCTTGTGCGAGTTGCGCTAGGCGGGGGATTGACCATACCGCTTTGCCAAGGTTGCATTCCTGCTGGTCGAATGGGATTGCTGGTGGGATTAACATGTTACGTCGTATGGTGGGGGTGTGTAGCCGGGATATGAGCAATCGAAATCCGTCTGTTTTGGCGTGACTCAAGCACTGCCACCCGTTCGCGTAAGGCCATTAGCTCAGCGGCCAGTTGTTCTAGCATCATTCTAAATCCGATATGTAAGTTGCTGTGGTATCGACGACCAGGGCTGGAGCGTCGGGCTGAAACGTATTAATATGTATGCTTATAGCGGGTGGTGCTACGTCCTTGGCCTTGGCGAAGTCAGGATTGCGCACCTCGGCTAGCTTTAGGAGTAGGGTGTCGGAGTACACCGTTTCGGTATCGACGAACTGGCCTTTGTAGTAGATTGCTTTTTCTACACCTGTGATAGCCCGGCGTGTTATTTCCGCCTCGATGGTGTCCGCCCACTGAGCAGCAGCTTCTTGCACGTTTAATTGAAACTGCTCTGCGTCCGCTGTCTGGGCTTGGCAATACTTCTCAATGGATGATTTTGTTAGGCCTGCCGCCTGTGCCGCCTTGGTGAACAAACCATGGGCACGATAGCCCTGCAGGAAGATGTCCTGCTGGCTGGGTGTGATGGCTTGAAGAGATACGTCTCGGGTCATTGGAGTAGCTGTGCAGGGAAATGTAGATCGTGCATCTGTGGCAGATCTTGGATCATGTCGATCTCTGTTGTCTCGTCAGGGATGATTCCGTTCTCCGTTGCGAAGGCGAACTCTTCGGCGGTTAACGCGAAGCGCAGGCTCATAGTTACCGTACCGTCAGTATTGCTGGCTGGCACGGAGTAAAGTTTAAGATCGTGGGGTAGGGACATGGTTGGATTGTAGCATAGGGCTACTGGTGGTTGGTCTAAAACCCTGCTAAACGAAAGGGTATGCATAGTTTTATCGTGTTGATTTAGTCCTCTAGCAGGCGTATTTACAACCTTAGCAGCTATGAAATTGATAGCAGATTTTAACCCTTGGCCACTGCCCCCGCCGGTTCAGGACTGTGGCTTTTGGATAATGTAGGTGGGGGTCTAGCCGGCGTATTTAAAGCCTTGTATGCTATCAAATGTATAGCAGCTTCTGGATCATGGCCTTTGGCCCCGCGCCACCAGGACTAGGAAGAGGAAGAACTGCTTTTTTATTTACACTGTATGCGCGCATTGCAAGACAGATAGGGGGTACATTCCATTCGCCAAGAGTTACAAACTGTTACAACTTTCCACGAGCCACACGCTTATTTCCCATGCATAATAGTGGACACACTAACCAACGGAGCTA